GTGAAGACGGCCTGGAACGCCCTCCAAGCCCCATCAACCGCTGGGCCCTAGAGAAAGCCATTCAAAGCGCCCCACGCCCTGGCTGGAGCGCAGCAGGCTACGCCCGAGGCCTCCGCACCTGGATCGAAGACAACTGCACCGCAGTCCACTCAATCGAGTTCAGCATCAACCACACCCTCGGCTTTGCTGGAACGTGTGACGCCCTCATCGACGTCAAAGGAAAAGGCCCCTACATCGTGGATTGGAAGACATCCGTCCGCGAACGCAGCGAAGACCTCCTCACCAACTACATCGACCAACTAGGCGCCTACAGCTTGGGACTCAAGAGTCTCACCAACATTCAAGCCGCTGGAGCGTTTGTCGTCGTGGCACGCCGCACCGGAGCTCCCCAAGTCCGCGAACTCACCCAACTCGAACTATTCGGTGCCGAAGCGAGGTTTACCCAACGCATCGACACCTACTGGAACGATATTTACCCCAAGCTCATTCAAGAGCTGGATTCTCCTGAAGAGTCCCATCCCGCATAGCCTGATTCACCAACTTCCCCACGGATTCCTTCCGCTGGAGCGTGGACTCTACAAGCGCCTGGAAGGCCCCTATATCGCTGCATTCATAGGCGTACGCCTTCCCCTCCCCTTTCGCCCGCTGGAACGTCACTGTGGCGATGCTCAGCGCCTCATCCAGGGCTAACCGCTGGATCGCTGAAGACTCTTCCTTGGTGAACTGATAGATCTGCATGGTTTTGTTGTGTTTGAGTGGACTAAGTAGTGCGTTTGTACTAGCGGACAGAGGAAATCATCGCGAGGCTATGCCGGTGACCCTCATCTCTGCTGGAACGTATGAAGTAGCCGCCGCCAATCAGCCGCGACTCAACAGGCAGCCTCCTGCTGCCCCAGCCATTTAACTCCAGCATCGGCTGCTTGTAGTGCAACCGTGCCCGCTGGAGCGCTTCTTGCAAACTCGTCGCAATAGTCATGCAACGGTGGACCGTTTTTCCATTCACTAGCGTCATCGACACCAGCCGTTCTTCCGTGAAAGTCGCATTCATACCAAAAATTCCATTCATAGGGTGAAAGTTCCGTCGTCATCAAAGTCGCTCGCGTCGCCCGCGAAAACGCATTCACTGTCTTCTTCCCCTGGAACGCATTCATCAGAATCGCCATTCATAGGCGTTTTTTGCCATTCATAGGGTTCAAGCCATCCAACGACTGGCGGCTGAGCATTCCCTGGATCGTTTGTCATAAGAAGGAGGCGTAGTGGGCCCGCCAGAAAACTAAACGACCCACCCCTGGTACGTCAAGTCTCCCAGCGTGAGTCTCATGAGTCTCGGCTTATTGCTATTGCAACGCATTCTCAACAAGCAAGCACAAAGAAGGGCAGCCGACCAAGCTAGGCCGACCACCCACGGGTAGTTTGTTTGTACTAGCGGCCTGGGGCGTCACATTTTGCGGGCTTTCGCTTCGGCTGCGATGTAGGCGCTGGCAAACTTCGCTATGGCTTCTGGGTCGCCTTGCTCTTCCGCCGCTTGCAACAGATCAAAGAGAGAATCGAGCGCTTGAGAGACGCGAGAAGGTCTGACCGGTTCCGGTAGCGCTTCCCGAATCCAGCGGTAGGCGGTAGCCCGTGGGACGTCATCAGCTATCAGCGCCGAGGCTATCTGCTGGCGGGTTTGGCCGTCCGCTGCTAGTTCCGCGATTATCGCGGCGGCGTGTTCCCTATCCATCACACAAGCTCCAATCCGAGCCAAGCTCGAACACGGTTAATCCGCTGGTACGTTGCGGCGGCGCCATAGCGCTTGAAGTAGCGGTCCTGTTCTGTCCCTAAAGACGAGAAACGGATTGAGGCCCAGTGCCAAACAGCTAACGCCGCTTGTCTCTCGCGTCCGCTTAGCTGGGTTGTGATCTGCTCCCAATCGTGGCCTAGGTGTTTGAGCGCTAAGCGCTTAGCTGTGTCGTTCGCCATGGTGCGGCTTGAAACTACGCAAGCGACACTAGGCGAGCACAATACAAAGCGCAAGTGATCCGGTGAGATTGGCGTGAGAATCTCACAGAATCTCATGGGTCAGCGGCTGAAAGCGCTTGCTATGACTGGCGCGGGGTGAGATTACGGCGAAGTGTGAGAATCCCATAGGTTGACGGCTGGGGCGTCTGATGTATTGTGTGAGCGAACAACGGAGCACCACCCATGCCCCAACCTATTGACTGCGTCACCGCCGACCCCACGTGGTGGGACTGCCCCACGCTGGACACTGACCTCCACATCCTCAACAGCTTGGGGGAGCCCCTCCCCTTGCCTGATCACATTGACCCTGGCGCGTGGGTCTCGGATCAGGAGCCCGCGCTGCTGCGCTGGTTCGCCAAAGAGACGCATCAGCAGTACCGGCACGTATGCCGAGACAACACCTACAACAGCGACAACGACTTCTCGGCTAACTTCGTTTTCTCGGTGTACGTGCCGGAAGACTGCGCGGATAGTTGGTGGTGCGATGACGCTTTCATCATTGTTGAGAGGCACCTAGGCGGTGATGTGCGCGGCAATTATGGGCCGTTTGCTGTGTTTCGAGTGGATCAGATCGGGGAGTCTGGGTTCTTTGACTGGGTCGTTGGCTGGCGCGCTGAGCCCATACCGGCTGATGCTGACCCAGAGTGGCCAGACCTTACCCGCTGGAATGATCGCTTCGCTATCGGATACAGCCGGTGGCCTACCGGTGAAGTTGGGGATGCACTAGTAAGCAAGGAACCCGCTTGGTGCGACACCCGCAAAGCTTGGCTGGCTCGATTGCAGGGCGTCCCCTTCCCAGTAGTGCTTCGCCCTGTCTCTCCCTTCTATTGCTGACGCGATTGTGACTGAATGTTAAGTTTGTGTCGGGTGGTCGCGATTGGCTGCCCGATGCTGTAGTGTAGTGCAAGAGAACGGACCCCCACCTTCAGACCGCTTCTCTCCCTAGTCCGATGCTTACCACCGCCACCGCCTGCCTGCTAGCGCTGCTGTTGTTCCCGGTCCTGTTGCTCCTGTGGGCGACAGAATCCAAGGGCCAACGGATCCGCCGCTGGCGTCGCTCAGGGCTCACTTGGCGTGTCTGTGCTGAACGCCTGGGCGTCTCTCCTTCCACTGCTAGGAGGTGGGCGACTGCCTGAAACATTCCGCAACACGGGGACGCAATCCGTCCCCTTCTGTGATACAGTATCAACAAGCAAGTCACCCATGCTTGCACCGCTTCTTATCCCATGGACCACACCATCGTTCTCAACGCCATCACCACTGAACTCGTCGCTTGGCAGGCTGACGGCAAGGAAGCATCAGACGCCTTGGTACGCATCGCGGAGATCTTGCACGATACCGGCAGACTCGAGGGCCGCCTGCCTGACTTCTACGCTCGCCGCGATACCTGAAACTTTGGAGCGCCTCTAAACGGAGGCGCCTCCCCTCATCCTGAGACCGTCCAACAAAAATTATCAATTCCACCGCTTCCATCAGTCCTTCTTATCAATCTGACCATGCGCTTCTTCTACGTCTCCACATTTGCTCTCGCCGCTACCGTTTCTGCCTGGGGTGCGGTCATCTGCGCAGATCAGGCACGAGACATGCTCAGCAGCGGCTCCATGGCGCGTGCCGCCGAGCGCTATGCTGTCCCACTTGTCGGCATGGCCGCCCTGTCCCTGGCCTGCCTGGGCACCGCTGCTGGCGCTTGCACCGATCGCCGCTATTGAGAACCGCTTGCAACAATTAATGAGAGCCGTTCGCAACAGGGCGGTTCTCAATAGGGGGGCGCAGTTGAGAATCGGGGAGGGGGGAGAATGACACAGGGAACCTGCATAAATACGGGCCATTTCCTATTAAAGTAGCACAGGAGGGGGCAGGGGTCAAGTTCTGTACTGTGCTACACCCCCTGGCCCCAAAAAATACGCACCACCGGCAAAAACCCACCGAAAATGTTACGATCCAACCAAAAGGTTGCCCTGGAACGATGCCAGAAGAGGAAAAGTACGAAATTGAATACGGCCAAGGAATCAGCGACGACGAGTATTGCGACCCAAAGACTGTTGGCAAGAAAAAGCGACCATTTGGCCTCCGCAATAACGCTGCAGTAATTGAAAACCGCGTCCAGCGCCTCTACAAACGCCAACTCGAAGGACTTACCTGCCGCCAACTCGTCTTCGACCACGCCGAAAGAGAGCAAATCGCCGTCGCCACTGCCTGGCGCGACTGGAAACAAGTCCAAGCCCTCAACAACGAGGACTTCAAACTGGAACGCGAGAACATGGCAGGCCGCATCTTCTCCATGCGTAACCGTCTATTCAACGCCTCAGTGAAGCGCGGACAGATGGCAACCGCCGCTCAAGTCCTGGACTCCCTCGCCAAGATGGTCGGCTGCGACGAAGTCGAAGAAAAGGGCACCAGCATCCCCGAAATCAATATCAAAATCGAACGCGAGTAATAGGCTAATAACACAAAACCCACCACCTGCGTGGCAAAATCCCTCGACTTATCCCTTCGCCCCGCCCAGGGCGAAGTATTTAGCGCCACCAACCGATTCCGCGTCCTCGTCGCAGGCCGCCGCTTCGGCAAATCCTATCTCGCCTGCATCGAACTCCTCAAAGCAGCCCTGGAACGCCCCGGCGAAACCTACTTCTACTGCGCCCCCACCTACCGCATGGCGAAAGACATCGCCTGGAAAACCCTCAAAAAGATCATCCCCAACACCCTGGTACGTAGCAAGAACGAGACCGAACTCCGCATGGAGCTGGTCAACGACTCCACGATCGAACTAAAGGGCACCGAAAACGCCGCCGCCCTACGAGGCCGCTCCCTTTCAGGCGTCGTCCTCGACGAAGCCGCCTTCATGGAAGCCGAGGTCTGGTTCGAGGTGCTTCGCCCTGCGTTGGCGGACAAACAGGGCTGGGCACTCTTCATTTCTACCCCCGAAGGCACCGCCAGCTGGTTCTACGACCTGTGGTGCTACGTCGATGAAGACACCACAGGCGACTGGAAGCGCTGGTGCTTTACCACAATCCAAGGCGGCAACGTCCCACCGGAAGAAGTCGAAGCAGCCCGCGCCCAACTCGACGCCCGCACCTTCCGCCAAGAATTTGAAGCCAGCTTCGAGAACCTCTCCGGCCTAGTCGCCATCAGCTTCAACGACGCCAACATCGACAAAGAAGTCCGCGACCTCCCAATCCTCCCCCTCCTCCTCGGCGTTGACTTCAACGTGGACCCAATGAGCGGCATCTGCGCCGTCAAAAAAGGCGACGAACTCTGGGTCTTCGACGAAATCATCATGACCGGCGGCGCCACCACCTGGGACTTCGCCGAAGAAGTCATCAACCGCTACGGCGTGGAACGTCGCATTGTCGCCTGCCCCGACCCCACCGGCGGCGCCCGCAAAACCGCTGGCGTTGGAGCGACCGACCACAGCATCCTCCGCAAATCGGGCTTCAACGTCTCCACACCACGCAGCCCCTGGAAGATCCGCGACAAAGTCACCGCCGTCAACACCGCCCTCCTCGACGCATCCGGCGCCCGCCGCTGCAAAATCCACCCCCGCTGCCGCGAACTCATCAAAGCCCTCCGCACCCTCACCTACGCCCCTGGAACGTCCCTACCCAACAAAAACCTTGGCGTTGACCACGCTTTTGATGCTTTTGGCTATTTATGCCTTCAAACCTTTAACCTTGCCAAACCCGAAACTATCGGCAAAACCTCCTATCGTGTTTACTAACCGCCAAAAAGTCCAAGTAGACTGAACCAACAGCGCTGGAACGATGGCAAAACGCGGTCTATACAGCAACATCCACGCCAAACGCAAACGAATCGCCGCCGGATCCGGCGAAAAGATGCGTAAACCCGGCTCCAAGGGCGCCCCAACCGCTGGAGCGTTCAAAGCCGCCGCAAAAACAGCCAAAAAGCGCAAGCCCAGAGGTAAAAAATAACAGGTAAACTAAAAATACTAGACGCCGAGTTGCTTTTGTTGTCATGGCCCTCTATCCGTTTACAACTGCGGCCCTAGCAAGCCTGACAGCTGCAGGCACCACTAATTCAATCAAGGTCAACGCGCAGGCAGTTACGTTCCAAGTAACAACCAGCAGCATCGGCACCAATGTGGTGGTGCGGTTTGAAGGCAGCTTGGATGACACCAACTTCTTCAATCTGGACCAAGACGAGCTGGACACAACAATCACCGCAAACGGCACCCGTGGTTTTGCATTGAACGGTTGCCCTGTTGAATACGTGCGGCTACGTCTTGTGAGTATTACGGGTGGAACACCTACCGTCGCCTGTGTTGTTGGTGCGCTTTGATTCGAAATGGCACAAACTCTTCGTTCCAGCATCAAGGGTGCGCTGAACCGCAGCATCAAAGGCGGTTTGCTTTCACCTGCACAATTTCGCGGTAGCACGCTCGACCTAGATTTCGCTGGAGCGAAGTCATTAAAGAATCAAATCGGCAAAAAGGATATCGTTAGTTTCACCCGCGCCAGTAGTGGGACGTATGTGGGCAGCGATGGGCTGATCAAAACGGCGACGACGAATTTGTTG